TGACCGCCTCAACGGGAGTTCTGAATAAATGATTCTTCTCATAAAAATAATGATAACACGTATAAATTGAGTGATTAACCATATCATCGCAAGCTATCTCCTTGTTATTTTCTCAATGAGATAACCCGCAGAAAGCAATATCGCTACAACAAGAACCATGCCTGACATCCACTTAGGCATTGTTTTTAGGATGCGCAGCACTTCCACTACGGCTTCAGGCCAACCCATAATCACCTCCCATTAAAATACTGGGATGAGTGTCCTACAGATAGTCGGTCGGAATCCCGACCAAATTATTTATCATTATATTCAACATATTAGGATTGGCCGTGTGTAAAAATTTACATAGATAATCCCGGTAGCGCTACCAGTAATGATTTTTTGCGGTCAGGATTCCGACCAAACCAATGATCATTTTCAGAGGCAACGCATAAACGATGATACAGAGAAGCTATTTAGTTTTATTTACCCTCTTTTGCTCTGCTGCCCACTCGTCACGCCACGTATCGTCGAGCGCTAGAATAGCGGCGTCAAACTCGGTGCGGTCAATCAGGATGGTGCGCGATGCCAGATATAGCTCAATATCATTCAGGGATAATGGGAGCGGTACTCCGGCCATGCCAGCATATTTCCTGCTGCGCGATATCATGGCATAGGCATTGAGGATCTCCCCTGTTACTGCATCAATTTCTGGCTCAGGAATCGGCGGAAGGTTCAATTGCTCCCGGCGCCATTTAGCCTTATCTCCCCTTTCGCCCCCGAACTCCTTTAGCCACGCCTGCGCCTCTAGGGCTTTTTTACGGTTTCCTGAGTCTGCTGCTCCTTACCCTGAGCTATGTTCGCAGCCTCTGCCAGAATCAGCCAATACAACGCGGGGTTCTGTTTCAGTAACGCGACGCCAAGTTCGGGCGTATACGCTACAGCCTTCTCAATACCATCCACCAGCTCACCTACTCCCTCCCAGTCTTTCAAAAGGAAGCGCGCGCAGTTATCGATGAGCAGGTCATCAATTGAGTCAATGTCACCCACGCTGGCGAGATCGAAAGCGTCGGTACCGACCTGATAGCTCGCGTCCATTTTGTCGATATGGCGCCGCACCAGCGCATTACGTGAGCGGTACTGTGGATTCTCGCTGCTGGCCACCAGCAGGCGGAGTTTAAACAGTGCTTCTTCATCCGGTGTGTATTTGTTTTTACGGCTATCAGGCTTTTTAAAAGGGAAAAACCAACGCTCGCCACTCAGATCAAGTTGAGAGGAAATAATCAGCATACAGACTCCATAAAAAGCCCGAACCGCGATGCTCTGCGGAACGGGTCAGGGAAATTAAGGTGCGGTGACAGTGATTTCAGACATTGCCATAAAGGTGCGAGCCTTCCCGGTGATCGTGGCGTTCCCGGCAGCATTGCGGGTCACTTTCGCCGTTTTTTGCCCGGTAGAAACTACGCTGGCAATCGCAGGAGCAGATGACGTCCACTGGACGATATCTGTTGAATCAGCAGGCGTAAGCGTGGCGGTTAATGTCACCGTAGAGCCGACTGCGCCGTTTGAAGTGGCTGGCGCAACACTGATTGCCGTCGCCGGTACTTTTGGCGCGCGGGTAATGGTTGGCGGCGTATTGGCGGCCGTGATATCGAGTTGAACCTGTACGATGTCAGTATTCCCGGCGTCCGGCCAGTCGCCAGAAATCTGCACTTCAGGGAAACTGAAGGTATAAGCGCCTTCGGCGTTCTCCAGCGTGAAGGTAAACGGCACCGTTTCGCCGGTGAAGGTTTTTTTATAAATCTCCCAGGCCGCCTTGGACCATGACAGCGTGATCTGGCCTGACGGTGTAAAGGTCGTCGGAATGTTTGCGCCAGCAAATGCTGAGCCGGTACCGATACAACGCTGAGTCTGCATATTGTTATCAAACTGGAAATTAAACGTATCCACACAGAAGCCGGCACCACCCGCCACCCCGTTCAGACTCAGGCCTGTCACTTCCTTAAACGAATAGCGCAGCGCGCCTGCACCATCCACCGGATTAGTGAAATAGCTGGTATCGTCGGCTTTGGTTTCCCAGTCAAGCCCGGCGAAGGTAATGGTCGCAGTGATGTCGCCATCATTCGGGATTTCAATCTGGAAAGTGGCAACCTGGCAACCGCGGGCAATCTGTGCGATCCCTACATCATCAGCGTATGAAGAAACTGAAAAAGTAATGCGGTTGTTGCCCATCGTCAGCACATTATCGAGCCAATCCGCTCCGAAACAGCTCGCCAGAAAATCATCATGCTGATTCCAGCGAAATTTGGTGCCGACATCACCGCCGACATCAATCGTGCCACGGGAAACGCCCTGCGCCATACGGTCACCGCCGATTTCATCGTTATCGTTGGTGTTCTGCGTTGGCATCAGCCCGAACGACGAACGGCGTAACAGGTTCCAGACACCAGCAGAGGGTGTCTCTCCCGGTGTGGTTTCGCGAATAAACGCGGTTACTACTTTTGCGCCTGAACTCACAGGAGCCTCCTGTTGATTGTGCGCTACAGAGCGCGATAAGGGATTTGAAGATTGAGCTGAGACCAGCCATCGGTTTCACCTGCCGGGATGGCGGATACGGCGAAGTAACTCAGTGCTCCGTCGTCCTGAAACTCGAAGAGCTGCGTTAATTTGTCGGCGGCCTGAGTCAGCTGCAGAGTGCCTGAACCAACGGGGACGAAAAGCTGGATGATGAGAACCCCTGTTCGGTGGACAGTCGGCCCCGCTCCAATTTCGTTAGCACCTGCTTGTCCGGGTATGTCAGTAAGACGAGCCCAGATTTTTCGACCGCTGGGATCGAATACAGGACCGTTTGGGTAGTCCACCGCATCCTGGGCAATAGCGGTCTGCGTCGTCATTCGTCTGATGACAACGTTTCTTATTTCTGTGAGGGTCATTTGTAGGCCTGAATCACACCATTAAAGGAGACGGCATAGACGCCTGTCGGCGCTTGCGTTGAGTGGCCATTCTCCAGCGGTACGGAGTAAGGGAGGTTTGACTGAATGTAAATCACCGAGTAGGCCGGCGCCTGATTGATGATATTTTTCCCGTTGAGGAATGTCATCGTTCCCCGCGGGTCAGGCTCTGATGGTATTGAATGATCTGGTTCTCCAATACTGACAAAGTGTGACGCCCGGAAAGTTCCTGCGCGATACTCAGCCGGACGCCGGATATCCATGCCATCGTTAACACGTGCTTTCTTTCTGAGACGGCCTGTCTTTGTCAGGTTGGCAGGATCGGCATAAAGAGATTCGTTCCACTCACCTACCGCTTTGTTGTACTGCACCGCAGTGGCGTTGATAGCCCATAACTCCGGGTTACCTACAGGCGATCGCTGGACGATTTCATTCAGCAGCTGAATGGCGATGGTTCTTTGCCGTAACCTGACGTCGTCCTCCACCAGCCCGGCGAATGCCGTCGGGTCAATGTTCCAGCCCTTAGTCATATCACGCCCTCCGCAGTTGAATGGAGTACGCAGCACCAGCAGAGTCTGCAGAAGCGGTAATGACCTCGTAGCGCTGGAGTACGCCAGTGATCGGGTCAGGTGCCGTGATGATGTGCTCAACCTCTGGCTTGTCGGTGACCTCATTAACGAGGGCTGTGAGTTTCACATCACCATGAAGGATGTTAACACCATCGATGCGGCGGAGTTTATAGCGCGCCAGCACTCCGCGCCCCGAGTAAGTCACCTGCGTTTCAGTGCCGGTTTCCGTAACCGGGTCCCAGTCACCTCGTACGGTGTATGTTCCAGTGAAATCCTTAACAGCATCCTTCAGGTCGGTATCGAATGCCGCAGCGACTTCGGTTTGCAGTTCGTCACGAATTCCCATTGCACCCACCACTACGCTGCTGAGGTTTAACGATCACCGTACCGTGGAGTTTTCGGGTATAAATTGCGCCGCTGCGCTTAACCCGCAGCGGGAGCGGAGCAAACTCAACAACGCCCTTTGCCGGGTTTGCGTAAACGACATGTCTGATCGGGTTTCCATTCACAAACACATCGCGAGGACCGAACCCGTCACCGGCATAATGCACATCCGGATTTTGCATGTTACCCCCTCACCAGCCGCACCTGCGACTGATTAACACCGTATGGCTTAAGCATGGCCAGAGCCAGCTGCAGGTCAGAATCAAGCAATGCAGAGCTGTTGGTAGCAAGTTCTGAGAAGGTTTTGGAAACAGAAACGTCGTCAGCGTCAACGGCCTTACTCAGCAATACCCCCGAGTCAGTTTTCTGCTGATACAGCCCGCCATTTGCCGCCGCCAGCGCCGCATAGGCGCCAGCCTGTTTTACATCGTCAGGAATGATGGTTTCGTGAGTTGCCTTATCGCACGGCATTTTCAGGTTAAGTCCATTCATCCAGGTATTAGCCATCAGCACAGATTTGGCTTTTTTGCTTTCATCCGCCCAGGTGGCACCGAGTATCGAATTGACATTTTCAACGGTGACGAAAGTGATCATGCATCACTCCATTTCTTTCCAGCCGTGCGCCTTCCAGTTCTCCACTTCATCAGGGTGAACGTTGGCTGTATTAGGAGCGCCGGGGAATGCCGGGAAATCGGTAATCATCGCCACCAGCTGCAGTTCCTGCTGTGCAGGAGTATTGGCGTCAACCTGCACGGTCGCAAGTTTTGCTGCAGCACGTTCAGCACGCTGCTCTTTGGTTAATCCGGCCATAAGCCCTCCACTAAAAAAAGGGGCCGAAGCCCCCGATAATTAACCCAACAGCAGAACCGAGTGCTCAGTTTTCACTGCCGCTACGCCCCAAGACAGGCCAACTTCGTAGCGCACCTGACGGTATTGACGGTACAGCGCCACCTGATAAGTGATGCCTGACACCGGGTCAGTAACGTTCATGACGTCATCCGCAGTATCACCGCCCTGCGGCATTGCCGGGGTACGCGCAGCCAGCAGGAACGCGTTACGGTCGAATGCCATGTTTGCGGTATATCCACCTACGGTAGTAATCGCGGAGTTATCCGCCAGCGCCTGACGCAAGCCCGGTGCTGCCAGGGTAATAGTGGTAGCAGTAGCTGCAGCAACGAGGTATTTGTTGCTATCACCATCAAACGTCACAATATCACCTGCCGTGAAAGAACCCGTGCCGGTATCAATCGCGATCAGGATATCACCCTCCGATTTTGCACCATTTACCAGATAATCAGTGGCAGCCGATGCCGCGCGTTTCTTAACATGCGCGGATTCATGGATGTTGAATCCTTCCAGTCGCCCCACGATACCCTCACGCAGCAGCGCATCGGTACCAGACTCGTTCACCTTGAACAGAACTGACTGTTTACCACGGAGGTTAGCAATCGCAGAGGAACCAAGGACCATCTGCAAATCGGTAGTCGGGGAGCCGTTATCGGACAATACCTGGCGCGCATTTGCCGCATCCGACAGATCGCCAGCAATCCCGAATGGAGCAGCACCTGCCGTACCGACAGCGCGGGAGGAAGCGAAATACAAAGCCGCGAGATCCGAGTCCATCTCATTTGCCAGCGCACGGAACGCTTGCTTGAACTGATCTGCCAGGATGGTGTTGTATGTCCCTGCGGGCCCCAGCGCTAGTTGTTCTTCACCGTTCCATTTGACCGGGGCCATTTTGGATTTGGTGATTTTGACATCAACGGTACCGATCGTCTGGTCGCCGTCATTTGGCGCAGTGGCCCCCGGGGTAATATCAACAGTGGTTGCCGGTGGCGCAACCGGCGCAGTAACAGTCTGGTCCTTCGCCGCCGCATCAGCTTTCGCATTACGCGATACAGCCGGGATAAAACC